CTTGGTGTGGCCGTCTGGTCTTCTCCGAAATCCGTCACATAGCAGTTTGGGATTGATCCAGTGTCAAATCCATTTATAATCATGTTAAACATTAGATTCCCTCCCTAGCCATGATTTTAGAATATCTTTGATAGCTGTTTTGTGCTAAAACATCACCGTCCAGATAGGTTTCTGACGGTTTTTCAAGGATAGCAGTAAGGATCTTTTCTAAACTTGCTCTCAGAATTGCGATCTCATCAACGATATTTTCACCAGTGTAGCTGTTTCCTGTGGATGTTTCTTTAAATAAAAATTGCTGGCTTGCATTTTTCATTTCTCGCAAGAATTTGGCATCTTCCGGAATTCCGACCCCTGTTGCATATCTTGGGAAGCCAAGATTTTTCATCAGTCGCTTAGTTCTATCAGCTCGCAATACTTTTGATCCACGAGGCAGGTTGAGGACAACATCCCGTCCATCTGGTATAAACGAGCTTCCATCTGGTAAAGTTACCATTTCTTTATAGACCGCATTCCGCTGGTCATTGACCATTGCAAGTCCACCTTCGTGGTAGTCTGTACCATCTTTAAAACCAATCGCGGCTGCTGCTCCACCAATCATCCGCCTTACGACATCAATGTATACTGTCTTACCTTGAACGCTATTGATATTTGATTGAGCGCTCCAAACAGGGCCTGCAGTATTATCTTGTGCATTGATGTCCTTGATAGGACTTGGAGTGCTATTCCAAGCGTTTTGATTTTCAATAGCTTGCCGTGCAGCAGTTATCGCACCAGTTGGATCACCCAACTGCGGTTTAACTGGACTAGGTGTACTATTCCACTCTTGCTGTTTAGCAATTGCTTGGTTAGCAGCGTTAGTTGCGTTACTTGCATCGGCAGTAAATTGTTTTGTAGGTACTGCGAATCCGTTATACAATCCCAAAGCGCCCATAGCTTGGTTAGTTCCAAGCGTTACCCCGTCTGGAGTTGCAATCAAGTCCGTCTTGTGGTCAGTTGGTAACGTTAAGATGCCAGACATAGCACTAGCAATAGCACTCTTGGTCTTGTCTTCTGCATCTAAATTAACTACGTGAGCCATACCAGTTAGTGAGTCAACTGCTAGTCGTACACGTTCGGCTTTATCACTTGCAGCATCCTTTAAGATCAGTTCTTTCTGCTCTGGCGTGAGTGTATTCCAGCGTTCAATGATTGCTGTAGCACGTTCACCAGATGAGAGAAAGTCAGTGTTCTTCATCAAGAGTTCTTTGACTTCCGCTGGCATAGCATTGTACTGTTCAAGCAATGTCTTACTATCAAGGACTGCTTTCATACCTTGATTGTTGCCTACGACCAATTCTTTTTCTTGCGGGGTTAAGCTATCCCACTTGCCAACCTCAACCAGCGCTTGACCGATTGTCATTTTGGCATTTGTTTCAAGGTTTGCGTGCTTGAGGATAAACTGCATATTCTCCCAGCCATTTTCAGCTTGGAGCGCTTTAGTTACTTCCTCTTGCGCATTGGTCTTGACTTGTCCAGTCTTAGGATCAAATACTAATCCATTCCAGATGTTGTTGGCATCTTTGGTCTCCTGTGACATATTTTGCACGCTCTTAGCAACCATACCAGACGAACGACCCACGATGTCGGCGAATTGGTCTGCCTTGGCCATCATCTTATCATAGTCAAGTCCAAGTTCTGCCCAATCCTTGCGCATCTGATCAAAATACATCTTACGTTGTTCGTCGTTACCGAAATTAAGAGGTACTTTCTTACTCCATTCCTTTTGAAGAGCAGCATACTCACGGCCAAATGCTTCCATCTTGGACTTGTGTTGGGCATTTAGTTTTTCCATTTCCTTGTTGTATTCGGACTGGCTATAAATCCCCTTTTCGTGAGCATCTTTCAATGCAGTCACTTGCTCATCATAGAGCTTCTGTTCCTCTTTGAGCCATTTAGCTACAACCCCTGTACCTTTGCGTAGTTGAGTTTCATTTAGATCACTAATCTGGCCATTCATGGCTTTCATGATGGCAGTGCGTTCATCAGCAGAATATTTCTGCAATGATAATTGCTTGTCAATAAATTGGTTTTCGTAGTCGTAGATAATCGCTTGTTCTTCGCGAGTGATCTTTCTGTGTTGGTCAGATGCGTTTTGATAAATCTGCACAATCTCATCTGTCATCGACTGGATGTTTTTCTTTTGCTGTTCTGCTTGAGCTACAGCACGTTTTTGGATTGTTTCACTTGCACCAACTTTTTCAAGACCTTTAAGAGTCTTTTCAAGGTCTTTGTCAATCTCTTTTTGGATATCATCAGCAAGACCTTGCACACTCTTACGTACATTTTCAACCGCTTGTGCGCCACCTTGACCAAAGCCTACTGTAGCTTGATGCACTTCATCGACTTTGGATTTTAACCGTGATAATTCTTGGTCTTGTAGCTTGCTTACGCTTGTACCCCACGTTTGAGTGCGTTCGTTTGCGTCTGCCATTTCTTTTGCTACTGTAGCAATCACACCAACAGCAACACCGCCTATTAGGACTCCCCAGGTGACAGGGTTCCCAAGCAGTGCGATCCCTTTTGCTAATAGACCAGTAGAAGCTACTGCACCTTCTGCAGCAGTGCTAGTTGCAGTGATTCCGGTTGTTGCAGTTTTAAATGCAGAAGAAAGACTGCTACCTTGTTTAAATAGTTGGAATGTCTTGCCTAATACAGAAAGCCCACCACCGACTTTACCAATACCTTGAGTGAGGAAGCCGATACCTTTAGTGATTCCTCCGATAACTCCGATACCTTTGCCAAGGATTGATAAGGCTGGACCTGCGCCTGCTGCAAGCAATCCCCATTTAATGATATTTTGCTGTTGAGACTCGCTCATTTCACTAAAAGCCTTGGCCATGTCAGCCAGTTTTGAAATCCATGGTTTCACAGCCTGCAAACCTGAATTCATAGCTTTTAACAATGGACCACCAAATTCAATTGCCAGATCAGTCACCTGGTTCTTAAAGATCTTCAACTGGGATTCTGTTGTCTCGTAACGTTTCTTAGCTTCGTTTGTGAGAGCTGTATTTTCTTTCCACGCACTATTTGACCTACGGACAGCGTCTCCCATCTTATCCGATGCAGATGCAAGAGATTTCAGCATATTACCTTGACGAATACCTGTCATTTCAAGTTCATCAAGAATACCGTCCATATTCTTGCCTTCATCGTGTGCACGTTGTAGACCTTTAATAAAGGCTTGCAATGCATCTGCTGGTTTTTGTTTCCAAGCTGTAGAGAATTGCTCTGCCGTCATTCCTGCAGTTTGTGCGATCACTTCTAATTTCTCTTTCGCACCTTTACCAACACCAGCTACTGCCTTACCGATACCAGTAAGGGTCTGGTTCATCGCAGTTCCCCCTGCTTCTGCTTCGATACCTACACTACTCATCGCAGTCGCAAGACCAAGAATTTCTGGTGTAGTCAAACCAGCTAGCTTACCGCCTGCTGCCAAACGGTTGGTCATTTCGACAATATCACGCTCTGTTGTGGCAAAATGGTTGCCAAGATCTACTACTGCTGATCCAAAATGCGCAGACCAGGTACCCAGATCTTTCCCAGAAACTTGCATGATATTCCCGATTTTAGCAATTGATGATGCTGCTTCTTCAGAACTTAAGTTTGTAGAGACACCAAGATTGATCATGGTCTTAGAAAAGTCCTTGATTGCTCCAATTGGTACCCCTAATTGTCCAGCTGCTTCCGCAACGTTTGCAATTTCAACTGCACTTGATGGCATTTCTTTTGCCATCTCACGAATACTAGCAGATAGTTTATCGAACTGTTGCGGTGTTCCATCTACAGTCTTTTTGACTCCTGCAAATGCAGTTTCATAGTCGATTGCAGCTTTTAAGGCAAATCCAGCACTTGCAATCAATGGAGCTGTTACTCCTTTGGTTAGTGTCCCTCCAAAGTCAGAGACATTTTTTCCAAATTTTTGGATATTGTCTCCACTTTTAACCAAATTCTTCCCAAGGGCTTCCATTTTACCTGAAAAGCTATTTTCACGTCCAACAGCTTTCAAGGCTTGCTCTACTTTGTAGAGTTGTCCTTCCATTGCTGATAATTTTGCAT